AAGATCAACGGGCACGCCCGGATGTTCACGCCGGCCAAGACCGCCGCCTACGAATCCCTGGTCGCGCTCGCCGCCAGCCAGGCCATGCGAGACGCCGGGCCGTTTTGCGGCGCCTTGGCGGTCGAAATCACGGCCACCCATACCGTACCAGCGTCATGGTCGAAAAAACGCCGCCATGAGGCGATTTCAGGCCTTCTTGCGCCAACCTGCAAGCCGGATATTGACAATATCGTCAAGGCCATCGCAGATGGCGGCAACGGCGTGGTGTGGGTGGACGACAAACAGATCGTTGATCTGAGGGCAATCAAGCGCTACGGCGAGACGCCAGGAGTTCACGTCATGGTGGCCGCATGCTGAAGTACGTGCACGCCGGCAGTCTCACAAACCGGCTGCGCGAGTTCTTCACGCGCAACCGTGACGAGTATCTGACCATGGCCGACATTGCGCTCAAGCTCGAATGCACGCGTGAGCAGGCGCAGCGCGCGGTCGAGACTCTGCGCGAGCAGGGGCTCGTGGAGACGATGCACATCGTTCGTGGAATTGGGTGCGGTGATAGGGCGCCATGAAAGCGGTTTCAAAAACCACGCGAAACGGTGGACGGAAATTGACAGGGGCTGCCGCATTGGGGGCTGGACCTGGACGGCCGAAGGGAGAGCCGAACAAGATCACGCGAGAAGTCAAGGAGATGATTCTTCAAGCGCTTGAGCAGGCCGGCGGAGTTGACTACCTCGTGCAGAAAGCCAAAGACCCGCGCACCGCTGGGCCGTTCCTAGCGTTGGTGGGGAAGATTCTTCCGCTCCAGTTGACCGGCAGCAATGGCCGCACGCTGGCTCAGGAGCTGTCTGACCTGAACGCATTGGGCGGTGATGCCACTGACTGAAGCTCAAGTCGCGGCGCTGCGCTGGCGCAAGGCTGGCCCGGCTGAGTTCGCCCGCGAAGTGCTGGGAGCAAAACCGACAGACCAGCAGATGCAGGCCGGGCGAGCGTTGGTCGAGAGGCGCCGAGTCAGTATTCGCAGCGGACACGGCACAGGGAAGACAACCTTCGAGGCCTGGTGCGTGCTGTGGTTCATGGCGTGCTATTTCCCGTGCAAGGTTCCGTGCACCGCGCCGACCGCACACCAGCTGGAAGACGTGCTTTGGTCCGAAATAGCCAAATGGCATCGGGCCATGGCTGCCAGGCTGCCTGCACTGTCGAGCCAGTTCGTGTGGAGCATGGGCGCGTACCGCATGGCCACGGCGCCGAACGAGTCGTTCGCAGTGGCGCGAACAAGCCGCAAGGAGAACCCGGAAGCGCTTCAGGGGTTCCACGCCGAGAACATCCTGTTCTTGATCGATGAGGCGTCAGGCGTGCCGGACAACATCTTCGAGGTTGCCGAGGGAGCGTTGTCCACGGAAGGCGCGTTCGTCGTGATGGCAGCGAACCCAACGCGGCAGGCCGGTTACTTCTTCGACTCTCACCACAAGATGCGCGCGGCCTGGGCTGCGCTGCACTGGAACGGTGAAGACTCGCCGATGGTGTCGCGCGAGTACGTGGCCAACATGGAGAAGAAGTACGGCCGGCAGAGCCCGGTTTTCAAGGTGCGCGTGTTGGGTGACTTCGTGACCGCGGCCGATGGCGTCATCCCGCTGGATCTGTGCGAGTCTGCCAAGGCGCGGGAGGTCGAGTGCAACACCTCGGCGCCCATCGTCTGGGGGCTGGACGTGGCGCGCTTTGGCGACGACAGCACAGCTCTGGCCAAGAGGCGCGGCAATCATCAGCTTGAGCCGGTGCGCGAGTGGTGGGGCAAGGACACGATGCAGACGACCGGTCTGATCAAGGCTGAGTACGACTCAGCGCCGGAGGAGAAGAAGCCCAAGGCCATCAATGTGGACGTGATCGGCATCGGCGCTGGAGTTGTGGACAGGCTGAAGGAAATGGGACTGCCGGTGGTCGGCGTGAATGTGGCCGAGGCCGAGAGCATTCGGTCTGGGGCTGAACTGAGCTTCAATCGGCTGCGCGATGAGCTGTGGTGGCGCGGCCGAGAGTGGCTGGAGGCGCGAGACTGCAAGCTGGCCGAGGACGACGAGACCATTGCCGAGCTGACGACGCCGACATACAGCTTTCTTTCCAACGGGCGCATCCAGGTCGAGCGCAAGGACGACATGAAGAAGCGCGGCGTGAAGTCGCCCAACCGGGCTGATGCGTGGCTTCTGACGTTCCACGATGGCGGGTTTCCTGCAAACGCGCGGCGCGGGCCGATCAAGTACAAAACGCTCGGGATGCGGCGTGCTTGAATGCTTCCACGCCGATCTGCCGCCAGACCTGGCCTGGGCTGACGACTTGCTGACCCGCTACGGTAGGTGGGCGACCGGCCGTGGGCGCGGGACTGCATCATGCGGAAGCGCTGAGCGCGCCTACAGGACGCCAGTGCGGGGCGACGATGACACGCGGCGCCTGCCCATGAATCCGGCGCTGGATGCGGTCACCGCGATGGCTGCTCAGCGAGCCCTGGTGCGTGTGCCGGCTGAGCCGCGGATGGTGCTGCATGTGCTGTACGTGCCGAACCGCGTGCCGGTGGCTGCCAGACTGCGCCGGCTGCAGATCAGGGCCAGCGTCTGCCGCGAACTGCACCTGGTTGGGCTGCGTCTATTCGGGACAATCTACCGCCAATCCGTTGACATTAGGCGTCCGAATCAGTGTAATCCAGCGCACCACGACGCCTAGTCGATGTGCGCGGCAGCCTAATGGCTGACCGACGCATGCCAGACACCCACGAAGCCTGCCCGGCCTGACAGCCGCGCGGGCTTCGGTGCTTTTGGAGCCAGATGGAAGACGAAGCGAAACCGACGCCAGCAGCTGCAACCGGCGATGACCTGAGCGACGATGACCTGAAGCAGTTGATCGAGGACCGCCTGCGCACCGCCATGGGCGCGTCTGGTACTCAGATCGCCAAGGATCGCATCCGCAACCTGGATGCCTACCTGGCTGAGCCGGAAGGCGAGTGGTCTGCGCCGGAGGTGGAAGACCGTAGTTCACTGGTGGCCACGGATGCCGCGGACACGGTGGAATGGATTATGCCGAGCCTGCTGCGCGTGTTCGCGTCGAGCCGTGACGCCATCGAGGTAACCCCGCGCCGTCCTCAGTTCCAACAGCAAGCCGAGCTTGTCAAGGAAACCCTTAAATGGGTCTTCTGGGACCGCATGGACGGTCTGACGTTCTTGCATGACTGGTTCAAGGACGGTCTGACATCCAAGGTCGGTTTCGCTCGGGTTGGCTACTGCGACAGCAAGCTCACGGTGAGCGAGCCGTACCGGGGCCTGACTGATGGCCAGGTGCAGGCGCTGTTGTCCGAAGAAGGCGTCACGGTGACCGGACACGCCGCGCGCATCGAGCAGACGGACCAGGGCCAGATCCAGATGCACGACCTGGACATTGAGCGCTCCGAGAGCGACGGCTATCCGGTGGTGCACGCTGTTCCGCCCGAGGAGATGCGCATCGACAACGCGGCGCGGTACGGGTCCGAGCCTGCATTCATCGCACAGGAATACACACGTTCAAGGTCCGATCTGCTGGCCGAAGGCTACCCGGTGGAAGCGCTGGGCAGTCAGTACGACCGCGGGATGGTCAACGAGGAATCCCAGGCCCGCAGGCGCATCAACTCGTCGTTCTTGTTCGACGATGACGATTCCGACGATCCTCAGCTTCGAGTTGTTGACGCCTACGTCCGCCGGGGCTCTCCGTCAGACGCGAAGTGGATTCGCGGCCTGATCATCGGCGACACGCTGGTTGAGCGTACCGAAACCGACGCGCACCCGTTCGTCTGGTGGTGCCCGGCGCCCATGCCGCATGTCTTCTTCGGCCATTGCCCGGTCGATCAGGCCATCGAGCCGCAGCGGCTGCGCACCAGGCTCTTGCGCGCCGTCGAAGACAACGTTTATCTGAGCGTCAACGGGCGCACGGGCGTTGTTGGGGGTGACGAGAACACCATCGACGATCTTCTCGACAGTCGCCCGGGTGGCGTGGTCCGCCTGAAGTCCAAGGACGATCTCGTTCCGATCATTCAGCCGGACCTGTCCGCCGCAGCTTGGCAGGCTGTGGAGTGGGCCGAGCAGTGGACCGAAAAGCGTACCGGGTTCAGCCGCTTGTCCAAGGGCCTGAGCAGCGAGGCCATCAACGACACGGCAACCGGTGTGATGGAGATCACCGAGCGCGCTGACATGCGCGTTGAACTGATTGCCAGACACGCCGCAGCAGCGCTGAGCAAGGTGCTGGCCAAGGTGATGCGCGTCATGGGGCGGCATCAGGACGTGTCGCAGACCATCCGCATCAACGGCCAATGGGTGGACGTTGACCCGCGGCAGTGGGACACGATGTATCAGGTCGTGGTGCGCGTGGGCCTTGGCACGGCCAACAAGGACCGCCAGACGGCGCAGCTCGGGCAGCTGATGGATGTGCAGCAGGGCCTGTCCCAAGGCGGAGTTGTGCCTCCTGTGGCGGCCATCGCTCTGGCACGCAGACTGGCAGAGTCCATGGGGCTTGAGCGCGCTGAGCAGTTCTTCCCTGATCCGCCGCCGCCGAACCCGAATCAGCCGCCGCCGCTGCCCGTGCTCATCGAGCAGATGAAGGGCCAGCAGCGCGCTGCTGAGACGCAGCTTCAGGCGCAGGCCAAGCTGCAGGAAGTGCAGGCCAATCTGCAACTTCAGGCCAGCAACGACGCGCGCGACTCAGAGCGGGCGCAGCTGCAGGCCGCGCTGGATGCTCAGTTGCAACGCGCTGACCAGGAAAACAAGCGATTCATTGCCGAGATGCAGGCCGCGAACGACCGGTATCGCACCGAGTTGGAACAGCAGACGAAGCTGCAGATCGCGGCGATGCAGGCCCAGGCAGCGCAAGTGCCGGCGCTGGACCTGAGCGGGTTGCAGCGCATGGAATCGGCTCTGTTGGCGCTGCACGAGGCCGTCAACTCTCCCAAGGTGGTGGTGCGCGACCCGGCGACGAACCGCGTCATCGGCGTTGACCGCGCCAACCGGCAATAGATTCAAAGGACGAAGACATCATGACTATTCAACTCGGCACGACGCTGCGAAACAACATGGTCGGGCAGTACGAAAGCACTGTCGGCACCACGCCAAAGCTGCAGATCAGGTCAGGTGCACAGCCTGCGAACTGCGCAGCTGCTGACAGTGGGACTCTGCTGTGCGAGCTTACGCTTCCAAGCGACTGGATGAACGCGGCCAGCAGTGGCGCTGTCACGTTGCTTGGCACCTGGTCTGGCACTGGCGCTGCTGCAGGAACTGCGGCGCACTACAGGCTGAAGGACAGCGGCGGCAGCACGACGCACGAACAGGGCAGCGTCACGGCGACTGGTGGCGGTGGCGATCTGACGCTGGACAACACATCCATTGCGGCTGCTCAGGCCGTCAGCGTCACCAGCTGGACGCGCACTCAAGGTGGGGCATGAAGCCATGACGCCACAAGCCATCCGCGACGCCATCGCCGCATCGCCCGAGCTGCAGGCCCTGGCTGCAGCGGGCAGCACCCAGGCCATTGCCGACGCGCTGAGCGTTGGCCGCACGCGCGTCGTGCCGCGCATGACCAGTGCCCGCGGCCTGGCCGAGCTGTACCCCGGCGGCCCGGTGGGCGCCGAGCTGGTGCTGATGAAGCTGGAAGGCGCCGCAGCGGCGCTGAAGGCCAGCGCAAAGCCTGATGACAAGCTGCTCGGGTCACTGCTGGCGCGGCAGCTCAGTTTCCTGGGAGGTGACGGCCTGGACTTCGGCAGCGCTGCGCTGCGCGCCATGCTCGATTCGTTCGTGCCGGCCATCCTGACCGCTGAAGAGGTTGCCGGGCTCAAGTCCATCGGCGTGGTGCCGGATCTCATCACGCATACCGAAGTGGGCGCAGCCCTGCAAGGAGGCTGACATGCTCGGTCATCAGTACCGACTGCGGGCGTCGAACACGCAGAACCAAGCCATCACCGTTACGCTCAAGGCGCGGCATTGGAAGTTCAACTCATCCGGGGCCATCGTCTACAGCACTGAGCAGACGCTGATCAACGCCGCCTCAGTGGCGGCCACGACGGGCACTACCGCCAGCAGCAACATCGACAACAGCACCGACCTTTACATGGGCACGGAACTCACGCTGTCATGTACCGCTGCGGTCACCACTAATGGCGCCGGAGCTGTGACGCTCACGCTGGAGCGCAGCACCGACGGCGGCACCACATGGCCGACTGCTGGCTTCGGCGAGCCCCTTGGTGGATACGTGGTCACAGCTGCTGACGGCACAAGCGCTCGCCTGTCGAACTACACGGCCGGATAGATGGCTCTAGCCCCATTTTCCGTCAAGCGTGGTCCTGCTGTAGAGGCCAGTCCACGCATTGACGGACGCTTTCTTTCCGACCTTGCGCTGTCACTTCTGGGCGGGGTTTCACATCCGCCGGTGCATCGGGGCATTCAATCCCTGACGCCTCCTTCTGTTGGGTCAGGCGGTGTCACTGAGACGCCGAACGGTAAGGCATTCTTCAACAACTTTTCTTCCGGCATCCAAGACACATCTGGTTCTGTCCCACTGGTAGAAATTGCTGCTGCGTCTAGCTGGACTGCGCAGTGTGTTATTCATAACATAAACGTATTCAGGAATGGCGCTAATGGCGGGTTCTTCCGCACAGGTAGTAGCCAAAATGGTAATACGTTTTTAGTAGAAAACGGAACTTCGCAGCGCCCGTGGGTGCGTGTCAACGGATCAAACATCCTTAAGCCTGTAACTGGACCGACATGGGTTAGGACTGCAGGACAGAAGCTGAACATCCTGGTGCGTTGTGAGAACGCGAATAGGGTGGAAGTCTGGTGGGACGGGCAAGTACAGCATGCCGCCAGTCATGCTCAGACACAAGAGGCAGCACAAGGGAACTCAGGCATCTGGGCGTTCGGCGCACAGAGCATCACCGAATTCACCATCGGTGGCTGGACCGCTATTCGGTGGTGGCGCAGGTATTTGCCCGATACAGAAATGCAGCTTCTTGCTGCCAACGAAAATGCGTTCTATGAAAAGAAACGCATTTGGGTTCCAATCACCGCAGCCGGCGGCGGTGTTGTCGGTGCTTCTTCGTCTCAGATTGATTTGGCGGCCGGTTCTTCTGGGGCCGTCCTCGTTGCGGGCGCAAGTTCTCAACCGCTTGTCTTCGGTGGCGCGTCCAGTGGCGCGGTGGCGATTGCTGGCGCTTCGTCTCAGGCCGTAAACCTGACCGGATCAGCGACCGGAACGACCGTCAACGCTGTAACTGGCGCCAGCGCTGCGACTATCGACCTTGGCGCGTCTGCTGCCGGCACTGTCGCAGTTGCCGGGGCTTCGTCAGTCCAGATCGTGATGGCTGGCACTTCGACCGGCACCACGACGAACAGCGTCACTGGAGCGAGCGACCAGACACTTGGATTCTCTGGGTCATCTGCTGGGCTTGTCTCCGTGGCCGGCGCTTCGGCTGGGCAGATCGACCTATCCGCCGCAGCAACGGGCAAGGCCAATGTCGTCGGCCAGTCGTCGGTGAGCATCGATCTGTATGCGGCCGGGTCCGGGATCAACGGTGACGGGTCAACGCTCAGTGGCGGCATTCTGGTCCGTCCAAGCCGGCGCCGATACGTCGCACAAGATGGCGACCGGCTACTGGTGTTCGAGACGCGCGCAGCCGCGGAAGCTGCGCAGGCCAAGATCGACGAAGCCCGACAGGTGGCGTCAGTTGAGGCAGCAAAGGTCATCAGCAAGGCGCAGGCACGCAAGGCCAAGGCACGCAGGGCAGATGCGGCACGCCAGGCTGTGCAGGCGCTTGCCGTGCAGCCGGTGGCAGTGGAGTCCCTGCGGGAGATTCAAGCCAGCGTGCCAGCCAACACGCACGAGGCAGCGCAGATCGAGGCGGCACGCGCTGCGGCGGATCTGCACGCGGTCTATGCCGTGTGGCAGGCGATTCAGGAAGACGAGCAGGACGCCGCGGACGCTCTTGAAGCCTCTGCGAAATTCGATCAAGCAATCATCGGCCAGCTTGTCCAGACCTTGGGCGCACTGCGGGCCGCACTGAGTACCCACTGATGAACGAAACCCAACAACTCGCCCGGGCGGATGCGGCAGACGCAATCCTGCAACACCCTTTGGTTAGCGAGGCTCTCAACGACTACGAGAAACGGCTGGTGGAAGCATGGCAAAACAGCAAGGCACGCGCGCATCAAGAGCGCGAGGAACTGCACCGGATGTTGCAGGCGCAGGCTCACTTCAAGGCCTATCTGACGCAAGTGCTGGTGACGGGCCGGCTGATCCGGGCCAAGGTCCGGCGGCCGACGCTGGTGGAACGGGCCAGGGAAGTGATGAGCGGGGGAGCTCGGTGAAGGGAGCCAGCGACTGGAACGCCCTGTGCCGGCTGGCCGACATCAAGGGCACGCAGGCCAACCCGGTTACTCAGATCCGGGGCCGCGTGCCGCCTGAGACTGCATTCGACAACGGCGGCGCAACTGCGCAAGCCTTTCATGACGACGAGTTCTGCGGCGTGGTGCTCTCCGATGGCACCCGCTATTCGCTGAACGACTGACCAACGCAAAGGACGATCACAGATGAGCGACTTCAACACCTCGGCGGCCGACGCTGGCGACAGCGGCGCACGTAGCGAGGAGCTGGGTACTGTTGCCGAGGCCGTACGCGAGATGGAGCGGCGCGAGAAGGAGCGCAAGGCCCGCACGCTGCGTGAGCGCGCCGCTGGCGCCGAGGATGCGGACAACGACGCGCCGAAGAAGAAGGCCGCTCCCGCTGAATCCGAAGACGACGACGACGGCAAGCCCGTCAAGCGCATCGACGACGATCTGGCCGACGATGAACCCAAGAAGCGCAAGTCCAAGCCTGTGGACGAAGGCGAAGACGCCGACGAGTCCGACGCCGACGACGACGAAGACGCCGACGGCGAGTCCGACGACGACGAAGCACAAGCCAAGGACCGCGAGTCCGACGACGAAGACGATGAAGATTCGGAGCCCAAGAAAAAGAAGGCAGCCGAACCTGCGCCGGCCAAGATCAAGCTGAACCTCGGTGACCGAGAAGTCGAGGCCACGCCAGACGAGGTTTCGAGCCTGGTGCGCGAGACTGCGGCCGAACGCCAGCAGATCACCCAGGCCCGCCAGCAGATCGCCCAGCAAGCCCAGGCGCTGAAGCAGCAGGGCGAGACGCTGGCGAAGGTTGCCCAGGCCATGCTCGGCCAGGAGCCGCCTATTGAACTGGCACAGACCGACCCCGGCACCTACATCGCCCAGCAAGCACAGTACCGCCAGCGCATGGCCGTGCTGCAGCAGCTGCAGGGCAACACATCACAGGCCTCTCAAGTCGAGCAGGCCCAGAAGCAGCAGGCCTTCGAGCAGACGGTGACCCGTGAGCGCGAAGCACTGCTGAAGGCCATGCCCGAACTGGCCGACCCCGCAAAACTCTCGGCCTTCCAAGGCCGGATTGCGAAGGTCGCACAGCGCTACGGGTTGACGGCTCAGGATCTCAGTACGGCGTTCGATCATCGCTCGTTTCTGATGCTCCGCGACCTTGGCCGACTGGCCGACATGGAAGCCGAACGCGCCAACGTGCGCAAGAAGCTGGCCGCGTCTCCGCCGTTGAAGGCCCCCGAACAGCGCGCCGGCTCAGGCCAGCGCAACACATCCGACCTCAACGCGAAGGCAGCCAAGGGCGCTTTCCTGAAGTCGGGCCGCTCAATGCGCGACGTGAAGGCGTATCTCGACCGCACGTCTCGCTGAATCCAATCAAGGAGTTTTGACATGCCCGCGAATGCATTTCTCACGAGCGTCGCAATCGGCAACCGTGAAGACCTTATTGACATGATCTACAACGTCGCGCCGACAGATACCCCGTTGATCTCGATGATCGACAAGGTGGAAGCCACGGCGGTGACCCACGAATGGCAGCGCGACACGCTCGCCACGCCGGCTGCCAACTCGGTGGCTGAAGGCGCGGACGCCACCTACACCGCGGTGACGGTGACCCAGCGCCTGAGCAATCAGACGCAGATCGCCCGCAAAACCTTCAGCATCTCGGACACCCAGGAACGGGTCCGCAAAGCCGGGCGCAAGAGCGAAATCCGTTACCAGACCATCAAGCAGGGCAAGGAACTGCGCAAGGACATGGAGTTCGCTCTCATCGAGAACGGCACCCTGACCACTGGCGCGACCCGTGTTGCTCGTGGCCTGCGTGGCTGGCTGGCGACGAACAACAGCCTTGGTGTCGGCGGTGTGGCGCCTGTCTCGGTGAGCGGCAACACTGCGCCGACCGATGGCACGCTGCGGACCTTCACCGAGACCCTGTTGCGCGACGGCATTCGCCTTGCGTACCTGGCTGGAGGCAACGTCACCACGCTGATGATGCACCCGACCATCAAGCAGAACATGGGCGCCACCTTCAACGGCGGCGGCACCAAGTTCGTGAGCGTGGCCGACAAGAAGCTCACCGCGAGCTTCGACTTCTATGAAGGCGACTTCGGCGTGATCAAGGTCATCCCCAATCGGGTCATGCAGCGTACGCGCGATGCGTACCTGATCGACCCCGACATGGTGGCACTGGCGGTGCTGCGCGACATGGAGACGACCGAGCTGGCCCGCATCGGGTCGGCTGCGAACTACATGCTCGAATGCGAGTTCACGCTGGAATGCCGCGAGGAGCGCGCCCACGCCGCGTTGCGCGACCTGCAGTAATCGGCGATCTCCGCTGACCTTTGGCCCCGGGCTAATCCCCCGGGGCCTTTTTCTTGCCGGAACGAATCAAGATGCTCAGAACTGATAGTGTCAGTACCCGCTACATCGAGAACAGTGACGGCGCCGCCCAGATCGTGCGCGGCCAGCTTGTCGGCGCGGCGGTTGATGCGTGCAAGGAACTGCACAACACCGGGCTGCACGGCAGCAAGGACATGCGTCACTTGGCGAGCGTGCCACCGGTCGTGGTCGAGCACTACTGCAATGTATGGGGCATCGACCTCAAGGAGTTCATCCGCAACCCGGAGCACGCGCGCCGCATGCTGAACTCACCCGAATTCGCGGATTTCCGCATTGCCCCCGGGCAAGTCTGAAAGGCTCACCATGAATCCGTCTCTCGCCTTCACCGTCTCTGCCAGCGGGGCCAACGTCGCGTCCGGCGCGGCCAGTGCCAACGTGGCCATTCCGAACAGCAGCGCAGGCAAGAAGCCGCGCTACATCCGTGTACACGCCACTGTCGCGGCTTACATCAAGCTCGGCACGGGCGCCGTTGCCGCAGCAGCCGGAGACATGATCGTTGATCCGACGTGCCCGGTGTTCCTGAACACGTCCGGTCACACGCACGTCGCGGCCATCCAGTTGGCGGCTGCCGGGACCGTGAACATCACGCCGCTTGAGGACTGACCTGTGGCGCTGGCCAATTACACCGACCTGAAGGCCGCGGTCTCGTCCTGGCTGCATCGGGACGACTTGGCGGCGCAGGTACCGGACTTCATCGCGCTTGCAGAGGCCCGGCTGAATCGCAAGATGCGCACACGGCAGCAGATGACAACGGCAACAGTGTCGGCAACAGCTGGCGTTGCTGAACTGGCGCTGCCGTCCGGCTGGCTGCAGTCGATCCGGGTGCGAATGGCCGCTCCCGATGCCGCGCTGGAGTTCATGCCGGCGGCGCAGTTCCAGGCCAAGTTTCCGACCGCAGATCGCGGGCTTCCCAACAACTTCACCATTCAGGGCGCGTCGTTGCTGCTCGGGCCGACGCCAGACGCGGCCTACAGCGTGGAGCACGTCTATTTTGCGTCGATCCCTGCCCTGAGCGATGTTTCGCCGACGAACTGGGTGCTGACGGCCTGGCCTTCGCTGTACCTGTTCGCGGCCCTTGCAGAAGCGGCGCCGTTCATCGGTGATGACGAACGCGCGGCCATGTGGGAGGCGAAGTTCTCTGTCGAGCTGTCTGCCGCGCTGGACGCCGACGTGAATGCGCGTGTTTCCGGGTCAGCGCTGCGAATCCGGGCAAGGTGAGAGGGACGAATCATGGCCATTGAAGCAGCAACCTACGTTGCGCAGCTCGACAAGACGCTGCCGCAAGGAACGTCAAGCCCGACCGAGGGAGACGATCATCTGCGCAAGATCAAGGAGACGCTGACCAACACTTTCCCGAACGCGCTCGGCGTGGTCTCCGCCACGCATGCCGACTTGTCTGCGGTTGCTGGCGGGGCTGGCTCAGGCGCAAGCCTGAACGTTGCGGCGCAGATCGCCGGCACCTATAGCGCCAAGGCGGCCAGCACGGCATTCGTGGGTGACGCTGTGGCGGCTGCTTCGGTGGCCAACAGCGGGCCGCTGGTGATGCTGACACTGTACGCCGAGGGCATTCTGTGACGCAAGTTGTGATCCCTGCCGGGCTTGGGTTCGTCGCCGACGAGGCTACGAGCGATCTGCCGGAAGGCACATGGTCACTCGTCTCGAACATGGTGTTCAGAGACGGCTATGCGACCAAGGCCGAGGGTTATGCGGCGGTGCTGACTCAGCCGAGCGCGAAGGCGTACAACGTCGCATCGTACCCGGCCGGCAATAAGCGGTGGTGGCTGCACAGCACGCTCGCTGCCACGTTCTCGGATGACGGCACCACGAAGACCAACATCACGGGCGCAGCGCACACGGGCAACGAGGACAACCGCTTCACGTCAACGGTGCTGGGCGGTGTGTACGTGCAGAACAATCAGGCCGACGTTCCGCAGTGGTGGGGCGGGACTGGAACGCTTGCCGGGCTGACCGGCTGGAATGCCGCCTGGCGCTGCAAGGCGCTGCGGTCGTTCAAGGCCTACCTAGTGGCGCTCAACGTCACCAAGGGCGCGACGAACTACGGTTCAATGATCAAGTGGAGCCACCGAGCAGACCCTGGCACGCTGCCTGCGTCGTGGGACGAGGCGGACGCCACCAAGGATGCGGGCGAGGCCGACCTTTCCGACACGCCGGATGTGTTGGTGGACGCGCTGCAGCTGTCCGACACGCTGGTTCTCTACAAGGAACGCAGCGCCTACGCACTGCAGTTCATCGGTGGCAATGACATCTTCAAGGCAACACGGCTGCCGGGCGAATACGGCATGCTCACGCAGAACTGCGGCGCCGTGACCCCGCTAGGCCATGTCGTACTGACTGCAGGGCCTGATGTGGTGCTGCACAACGGCAATGAACCGAAGTCGATCCTTCAGGGCCGTGTGCGGCGGTGGCTGGCCAGCAGCATGGACAGCAGCAACTTCGGGCGCTGCTTCGTGGTCCCGGTGCTGGCAAAGTCCGAGGTGTGGATCTGCTTCCCGGAGAGCGGGCAAGTAGCGTGCACGAAGGCGCTCGTTTGGAACTTCGTTCAGGACAGTTTCGGCGTGGTGGACCTGCCAAGCGCTACGGCGGCCGGTGTTGGCCCGCTTGCGTTTGTTGCAGACACGACCTGGGACGGCCTGACGCCGGCCACCTGGGACGCGTGGCTGGGCTCTTGGAACGCGGTTGACATCTCGCTGGCCGACAAACGCGTGATCATGGCGTCCGACGTGCCGGGCCTGTACCTGATGAACCGCGGCGACCAGGCCGGATCTGCTGCCATCCCTGCCACATTGCAGCGCGCAGGGATGAGCTTCGGCGACCCGGATGCGGTGAAGATGCTGCGATGCGTCACGCCGCGTTTTGAGGGTGCAGCCGGAACATCGGTGCTGATCCAGGCCGGCGCGTCGATGGACGCCGAGCAGTCGCCTGCCTGGGGTCCGGCGGTGAGCTACACCATTGGCACCAGTCGCAAGGCGGACCTGTTCGCTACCGGGCGGTTTCTCGCGTTGCGGATCATGAGCGCGGGCAGCGGGCAGTGGAGACTCAAGTCTCTGTCCTGTGACATCAAGCCCGCGGGGAGATTCTGATGTACGCACCCGGCTCGCTACCGCCTGACGTGCCTTCGTACCTGCGGCGCGAACTGCAATCGATCTCCGAATCCATGGTGGCCCCGTCGTCCAGTCTGACGCTGGACGTTCTGGCAGTGGCGCCGAAGAAGCCACGCAACGGAATGCTTGTGATCGCCGATGGCACGAACTGGAACCCCGGCGCGGGCGCTGGTGTGTATGCGCGCATTGCCGGCGCCTGGGTCAAGCTCTGAGAGGACATGATGAGAAACACTTTCGACGGAACTCCGCTCAATCCCTGGATGACGGCTGCAACCGACGCCATCACCAGCAAGGTCAACAACAATTTGCAGCGCAACATGCTGCCAGGCATCGGGCGCGGCGCGGTGGCCAATGGACTGTATGGCGGTTCACGGCAGGGCATCGCTGAAGGCCTGGCCACTGGTGACGCGGCCACTGGGCTGGCCGGAGCGCTTGCCAACATGTACAGCACCGGCTACGGGCAAGACCAGCAGTACGACCTGGGGCAGCAGCAGGTGGACGCCAGTCTGAGCAACGCGCAGACGGCGGCGAATGCGTCCATGTCAAACGCTGCCACGTCTGCCGGCGCGCAGAACTTCGGCAATCAGCTCTCCTACAACCTGGGCAGCGACCGCCTCAACCTGGATGCCTACAACGCGAACCAGAACTGGATGCGGCAGGGCCAGCAGGATCAGATCGGCCTGGTGAACAACCTGCTGAACTGGCAGACGCAGGGCCTGAACGCGGCCACGCAGCAGCAGAACACGCCGCTGAACTACTGGCAGCAGTTCAACAACGGCGCGGCGCAGATGGGCGGGCAGGGCGGCACGTCGAGCACGCCGAATTACACCAACCCGTGGCTGGGCGCCGTTGGCGGCTGGCAGTTCGGGCAATCACTCTTTGGGGGCTGACATGGCGACCGTACCGGCATGGTGGCTGCAGGGCGCGACACAGATCAACCCCTTGGAGCAGACCTGGGGAGCAGACGGCAACCAGTCCGAACGCTTCGGGATGAACAACTACGACGCCATCCTCAAGCAACTGGGGCTCGGCAGCCTGTGGACAGGCGGTGCGCCTGACGACAGCTCGCAGGGCGCATTCCGCGCGCAGGATGTGCAGGACTGGCTGCGCCAGAACGGCTATCAGTTGATGGCGAATCAGGGCGTCGGGGCCGGCGGTGGAGCGGACACGTACCAGAACCTGAACTGGATTCAGGACCAGGCCGGCAACATGGTCGGCGACCCGACGTTCAACCGGGACGACCCGAACGGCGTGCTGAAGATGGCCGCCCTGGCTGCGGCTGGGTACTTCGGCGGCGGGGCCTTGGCAGGTGATGGCGCCGCAGCCACTGGCGCAGCCACTGGCGGTGCTGATGCCGCCACGTCCGCGGCCTGGTCCAATGGCGCCGGCCTGGGTGCCGATACCGTAAGCGCTGTGGGCGGCGGTGCCGCTGGCGGCACAGGCTCTCTGGCGCCGCTGGCTGGCATCGAGGGCATGGGCGTCACGGTCGCGCCGACGATGACCAACACCGCACTTGCCACGTCGGGCACGCTCTCGCCGGAGCTTGCTGCCATCGCTGGCGGTGCGCCGATGGCTGGGGCTGGGGCTGGTGCAGGCGGCACTGCCGGCGGTTCGTTGTGGGACACCGTGGCCAGGCAAGTCGGCGGCGGCCAGAACCTGGCCGGCCTTGTGGGTGCTGCGGCAGGCGCCATCGACGCCAAGAACAACAGCGGCCCCAGCACATCCACCAAAGACCCGTGGGCGCAGGCCGTGCCGTTCCTGCAGCAGCAGCTGCAGCAGGGCCAGCAGTTGAGCCGGCAGTATCAGCAGCAGCCGTTCAGCCCGGCCCAGCAGACGGCATACGGCAACCTCGGCGGCCTGCTCAACAGCATCAACGGCGGGGCTGGCGGTCTGCTGTCAGGCATGGGAGCAAACGCCAGCGGGGCGAACCAGTTCGACCGGGCCAATCCCGCGCGCAAGCTGCAGGGCGGCAGTCTCAACCTCGGCGGCTGGTCACCTGGCCTGCTGCAGTTCTTCCCGGGAGCGAAGTGATGGGTCTGCTCGATCTGGTCGGCAACGAACAGGCGCTGCTCGGCCTGAGTCTGCTGTCTGCTGCCGGGCCGCACCAGCGGCGGGTCGGCATCGGCGAAGGTCTGCTGGGTGCGTTGCAGGGCGTCCAGGCCCAGCGGCAAGCCAACGAAGACCGCCAGCAGCGTGCTGCACTGCAGGACATGCAGATGCAGCACATCCAGGCGCAGATCGGCGAGACCCAGGCGCAGGCTGCGCAGCGTCAGGCACAGGCCGAGGCAGTACAGCGGCAGGCGGTCGAGCAGCAGCGCATTCAGCAGCTGGTGCGCGGCGCGTTTTCTCCGGTGCAGCCGATCCAGGCGAATCAAGCTAGTGGCGTGGCCGGGCCGCGCCCAGAGGCCTTGTCTGCCGTTGGCCAGCGCCAGCCGGTGGACTGGCAAAGCCTGATCGCGCAGGGTGTGCCGGCTGAGCTTGTCGCAAAGCTGGCTGAGGCACCGAATCTGGGTCTGCCCGAAGTGGCGCGCACCATCGACGGCCGAGACGCGCAGGGCCGCCCCGTTACCTTGCAGTTCGACAAGCAAGGCCGACAGATCGGCCAAGTCGTGCAGCAGTGGAAGGCGCCTGAGAAGGTGGACCTCGGCGGACAAGTCCAGATGATGGACCCGACCACGCTGGCGGTGCTGGCCCAGCTCAAGAAGTCAAACACGCCGGACGCGCTCTTGAGTGCTCAGACGGCCATGCGCGGGCAGAACATGACCGATGCGCGGGCGCGGGAGAAGAACCAGATCGACGCCGGGGCAGTCGGCAAGGTCGAGTGGAAGCAGGACGTGAACGGCAACTGGATCGCGCTGCCGAAGGAAGTGACCAGCGGCCAGCCTGTGGTTCCGATCACGACCACGGCGCCCGGCAAGCGTGAGCAGCAGGCCGGCAATGCGCTGTCGATCATCAAGGAGGCCGAGGGCCTGATCGACAAGGCAACCAGCAGTTATGCCGGGGCAGGCATCGACCAGGCCGCGCGGGTGTTCGGCGCCGCGACTCCTGGGTCAACGGCGGGCGCGCAACTGAAGGCGCTTGAGGGTTCGCTGATGATGAGCCAGCC